TGCGAAGTAACCCGTTGCAATTACTACAGTTATTAGTAGCGGGGGTAGGAATCGAACCGTTTTTTACGACCTCAAGGTTATGAGCCTCGCGAGCTACCAACTGCTCTACCCCGCATATATTTTGGTTGTACCGTCGGCAGGATTCGAACCTGCGAGCCCACGAAGGGCATGGGATATGAGCCCACTCCGATTGGCCACTCTGGCACGACGGCATATGATGACTCGGATTACTTTACGGCATGTGTCCCGATTAGTTCTGTATGCACATCATCAATTAGTAGCGGGAGAGGGATTCGAACCCTCGACCTTTGGGTTATGAGCCCAACGAGCTACCACTGCTCCACCCCGCAATATGTTTTAAGAATGCAAAGGGCAGGATTCGAACCTGCGCAAAGGCCTACCTGTTTTACGGGATTCGGAACCATCTCCTCATTACGGCTACGCTTTGCATTCTTTATAATTTGCCCCTATTAGGATTTCATACCTAAATTTCCGTGCGCATCGGCGTCCTTCAGAGGGGTTAGCCTCGAATATTAGACGATAGGAGTTGTGGACCCGAAGGGAATCGAACCCTCCACTCTCTCCTTGCAAGGGAGAAACGCCAGCCTTGGTACATGCAAGCCCATTAAAGTCGAGAAAACCGGTAGAGTGAACAGACGGATTTGAACCGTAACGATTGTATTGCAAACAATTGTGAAACCATTTCACACGAAGTAACTCTATCCTTTACTACGACTTAGCTTTTAATATGAAGTGAATTTTTCTCGGACACCATGAAGCCTCTGCTGGTAATTCACATCGTCTCATCTCAGGGCGATTCCTTATTCATATTAGTGTTCTCTGTAGAATTCGAATCTACGACCTCTTCCATGTCACGGAAGCGCTCTTGCCAGCTGAGCTAAGAGAACTTATATCGGGGCCGGTTTCCCGGGACTCCTCAGATTCAGCGGCGGCATCCTCTGCTGAGTTGTTAAGACCGGAAATCATTAGCACCGCCGTACTAAATCTTCCCCTTCTTAACCACCCTAATTTGCATAAGTGGAAGGATTCGAACCCTCGCCTTCCGGGTTGGAGCCGGACGTTCTTGGCCGCTGATACTACACTTACGTTTGCGGGGGAGGAGGGATTCGAACCCACGACCTACGGATTAACAGTCCGGAGCTCTACCACTGAGCTACTCCCCCAGAGAAATTATTTCCAATTATATTCTTTATATCTAATATTTCTACTTTTATAAGATTCTATTAAACCCATTTCTTTTAAATCCCGTCCATTTATTATTTTAATGGGCATAGGGAATGAATTCCATTTTGCAAAATCTTTAGGAGTAGGATATCCCTTTATCTCAATGTATATTTCCTCGTCTATTAAATAAAAATCTGGAATATAATATCCATTTAAACCCTCAAATTCATACGGGAATTTTTCTTTTGGCCTTCTCCAATTTATCCTATTTTGGTCCAACCACTTAGCGTAGGCTAATTCCCATTTGCCATGTAATTTTTCTCCTTTGTATTCATATGTTCTTGAATGAGAAAAAGAAAGATGCCATGTATTAGATGCTACCTTTGATAGAACAGTATCGGAAATTTTCTTTCTATTTTCTGGATTTTTCATAGAATTTTTATCTCCTCTATGAGAATTTCCTATTTTTTCTTTAGTTTTTTCCGATTTAGGATTTTTTGAACAAACAACTTGATGACCTCCTAATTGAACTCCTCTTTCGAATCCTTTCCCACAAAATTTACATTTAAACATAAGCGGCTGGCTTTTATTTTATATATCTAAAACCGCTAAAAGTTTTGCGTTCCGGGTAGGATTCGAACCTACGACGGGATATTATCCGTCGGCTTAACAGGCCGGACCGTTCGTCCACTACGGCAACCGAAACAAAATATCATTAATTTTTTTATATTTCTTCTTTCTAATAGTATTCTCGAAATCTGTCATAAGAGGTTCTGGAATCTCTATATCATTCTTCCTGAATTCACTTAATATTTCTTCTATAGTAAATAGACCATCTGAAATTCCATCACTCCACTCATTCTTCCATAAACCCCAGCTCTTCTTTCCTATAATTACTCCTTTGAGAATATTAGGATGTCTGGTCTTTATTCCTTGATATACTTCTTCCTTGGAATAAACTCCATTATCAAAACTCTTAAAACAAAATTTGCAATCTTTAGAATTCCTATCAAATCTTGTTTTAACTTCAACACCACAAAAGTCCAAAATGCCAATTCGGTAGGACTTTAAAAAGAAGGAGAACATTTTATTAAAACCCTCTGAATGTCTGGTTCTTCTTTTTTCTTCTCTTGTAAGTCCCGATTTTGACGGGACTAATGTGCTTTTCGCTTCATAACCTCAATTTTTAAGTTTAAAAAATAATCTGAGAAAATTCAAAAGAGCTTTATTAAAAACCAATTTTTGGCGGTCTTTATAGGAGTCGAACCTATCATTATCCACGAAGTAACTCTTTTATTACTACAGATTGGCGGTGCGTACGGGACTCGAACCCGTGACCTCCTGCGTGACAGGCAGGCATTCTAACCAACTGAACTAACGCACCAATCTCCGTTATCCGGATGCTTCCCCCAAGCTTCCCTTCCCGAGTGGGGGCTCGAGAATGACGCCAGCCTTCTGCGGCTGTGCCCTGACGGATGTTTATTAAATTTTTTCTAGAAAACCTATGGGATAAACTTTTCCCCCTTACCATACCACTAGAATTTACACATTTGAAAAAACTTCGTTTAAAACTGTTTTTGGCAATTTTCCTTTCTCAAATATTACAGTTCCTAAAATTCCGTATTTTTCATTTTCAGAATAATGCTTGAAAAATCCATCTCCATCTGGGGTTTTTACCTTATCCCCATGTTTTAATCCATAAGTAATCGAATATTGAGCCTCTAAGGCTAATTCTTCATTTGTAAATAGTATTCATTAGTAAATAATTTTTAGTAATTCCGGGTCCTTTATAAAATTTTTAACTTCTTCCAAAACCCATTTAGTTTCATTGAATATTTTACTCCATTTTATTCGTAAAGTCTTCCACCCATCCTCCTCCAATCTACTGTTTTTCCTTTTGTCTCTTTCGATAGTTTCTTTATCTGTAAAATGAGTTTTACCATCAATTTCAATAGCTATCTTCTCATCAACTAATGCAAAATCTATTGAAAACCTCCCAATTGGATATTCCTTTTCAAATTTGATTCCTTCATTTATAAGAAATCTCTCAAAGAATTTTTCAGGATACGATGGTTCATTATTCCATCGGCTTCTTCCTATATTCCAAGCTCTCCCTTCTCTCTGAGCTTTTTTCATAGATTCTGAGATTTTCTTCTTTGTATCTTCTGAAAGACTCTTGCCTTTCCAATTTTGATTTGTTTTACTTATCTTAATATGCCTTGTAGGATTCTTTTCGCAGCTTCCTGTATGGCCTCCTAAAGATATCCCCGATTTAAATTCTTTCCCGCAATATTTACAAAGATGGGATTTATTTTCTTTAATTTTCTTTTTTCTTCCTTTCTTGTAAGACTTTCCTCTATTATGAGAAGACATATGGCCAGCATATGCTCTTCTATTCTCAAAACTCTTATTACATTCAATACAAGTATACATAATTCTTATACACGGTCTCCTACTAAAAGTTTTGAGCTAGTGCGTCCAATGGGAATCGAACCCATAACCCCCTGATTAAGAGTCAGGTGCGCTGCCAATTGCGCCACGAACGCAGAACGGACGATTTTTTACTTAACGGAGGAAATCGACAAAACCGCTGGTGGAGGATAAGGGAGTCGAACCCTTGACCTCGACATTGCAAGTGTCGCGCTCTAGCCAGCTGAGCTAATCCCCCAAATGGTGGTTATATTACCCGAGAACCACCAACTCCGCTGACATACGATTCAGATGGACGATGCGCTTTAACTCTTTCGAGTAAGAGGCGTTCCATGTCTTCGATCCGTGCCCGTGCACAGGCAGAGGGCTAATTTGCAGGGGTACCAGGAGTCGAACCCGGATCAGCGGTTTTGGAGACCGACATGCTACCATTACACCATACCCCTAAAATATTTTTAAACGATTCCTCAGCTGTATACCGAGTTCAAGAAAAAATATAAAAATTGTCTCCTCGTATTGTTGGAGCATTAGCCGGACTTTAACCGGTATCTTCTCTACAATGAGTCGACATTTTGTAGAGCTGTTTTTGCTGTTAAACTATTATCTGCATTTGCGGGGCCTGGGGGACTCGAACCCCAACCTCCGGAGTGACAGTCCGGTAATACCCATCCATTATACGACAGACCCCAAAAAAGAACCGAGAAAGCTGAAAGGGTGTAAAGGCTTATCGCCCTCGGTTGGAGTTGAACCAACGACCCATTGTTTAATAGACAATTGCTCTACCAAGTGAGCTACGAAGTAACCCTTTTCATTACTACGGTTTTGAGCGGGACACGGGCTTCGAACCCGCAACCTCCAGCTTGGAAGGCTGGCGCTCTACCAATTGAGCTAGCCCCGCAGTTGCATAATTATATGCGTAGTGCCCCCGATGGGATTCGAACCCATAACCCCCAAATTAAAAGTTTGGTGCTCTCGCTTACGCTCGCCAGTTGGAGCTACGGAGGCAAAATACCAATACGTCAAAGATCGTCGTGGACTAGACCACGAGCAAGTGGGTTAGACTTGCTGTTTGTGGAGGTGGTTGGTTACGCTCCTACTCCTCTGGTTTTTCAGACCAGCGCTTCTACTAAGTTAGCTTCACCTCCGTTAATTTAAGATAGGATTTAAGTTCTTTTTTTCGAATGATTTCCAAATTGATATTATTTTGTTCTAAAACCATTTGCATTTTCTTTTTATCCTCCCCCCACCAATATCCTTTTATTTCAAAATATTTCTGAAGTCTGGGACTCCAAAAATCGGGGGTATAATGATGAAAATTACCTTTTTCATCTTTCCATTTAAAAGTATGATTAGAATCTCCTATACCAATTTTAATCCAATCTTTATCAATAATATTAAGAACGTTTGAAAAATCTCTTTCCCATGTACCTTGAACATTAAACTCCATTCCGTCTATTCTCTGTACCTTAAACCATTTGCATCTTCCGCCATGATTATTCCTGGAAAGTTTTTTACCTATTTTCTGTTTTGTTTCTTTTGTATGTTTTTTATTAAGAAACCCATTTTCTTTACCTTTCATCTTAATAGATTGTTTGGCTAAACCTTCATGAGTTTCTTTAGTTAATCCTTTATTCCAAATTTTTCTTTCTCCTGTTTCAAATCCTATATTTGGATTATGATTTTTTCCTTTTCCATGGGATCTCCAAAAATGAGTATTTATTCCTTTTTTTGGATATTCCTTTCCACATATTTTACATTTTATTTTTCCGTTTGGTAGAGCAATGGTATTTTCCAAAATATTCATTTTTATTTTATATATCATGCTCTACCAAATTTTTTGTTCCATAAAAAACGGGATCCTGTTTTGAGGGTCCCGTTGACTTTATTAATTAGATTAGGTTAGCTACCTTCTCCATTTTTGCCTATCAACGGGACATATCCTCCTCTACCTGCTTTACGATCGGCAAACCAGAAATTATTATCCACCATATTTACAAAAGTCCTCATTGAAAGTTGTTTAATTTATTTTTTTATATATCAATACTAATTTTCTCTTTTTTTATATATACCGCCAATATAATCAAAAGTTCTCAGTATCTACGATGTTTTCCGTTAAAATTTCGTTAAGAGTTTGAAGCTTCTAATTTCTTAGCATAAGTCTCATTATCCATTATCCCTTGATATGCCCGGATAAATTCAGCATATTCCTCCGGAGTCATCTTACTCTCCCCTGGCTCCGAACTCTCAGCAAAAAGATCATGACGATTAAGATACGCTGAAAATAAGGCCCTCATTTTCCTCTTTTTCTCTTCTCTATATTGTTTCAGGTGAAATTTAATAAGATCCATCGATTCAATATATTGCCATTCTGTCAGTTCTACAGAGAACTCTTTCCTCCGATCCCTTCTGAAAGTATAGCTCATTTTAGGATCGTCAATTACCTTTGATATACACTGAAGCATAACTCTTTTCTCATCAGTGAAAGCATATCTAAAGGTATATGACTTTTTAATATCATCCTCGATATCCTCTATAGAAAGACCATGCTTTTGGAGAAGTTCAAAAAGTTTAGCTTTAGCAGCAAGAGCTTCTCCAGCTTCACCTCTATCAGCTAATTCTTTTACCTTCTTCAGTTTTTGTATTATAGTCTCCATCTTTAACCAGATTTATAGAGCTAATATAATAAAAAATCCCGAGATAAAAAAATTATGACGGGATTTTTTTGAGAAAGGAGGTATTTTTATCCTAAATATCTTTCTGCATATCCGCCAGCTACTAATTGCTCATTAATACTTATAAGCTTCCCACCTTGTGCTTCATCCGGAATAAAGATTTCCGCAAGCCATCTTCCGTATTTCTCTTTAGCATCCTTGTAAGTTACTATGGTTACAGAAGATTCTAGCGGAATCCATTTTAATAACACATCTCGGGAAGCTAATCCCTGCTCCCTCTCTTCTCCTCTGATTTCTGGGGCATCAATACCTAAAAGTCTAAGAGATTGCCCTCTAAGCCAAACTCCAAAACCTAAATCTATATCAACAGTAACTGTATCTGCATCATAGATCTTTTTAACAATTGCTCTATAAGTCCACATAATTTATTCTTCTTTTATCCAAGCATCCTCTACATCGACTGCCTTCTTTATTTTCTTTATATATTTCCAAGGATCCGTAATATGATAGTGTTCTGTAACCCTTCCATCCGTGTGTCTAACACAAACAGTCCGATAGTCATTAAGGAAAGTTCTGTTTGATTCCTTGAATCCTCCTCTTATTTTAAACCCCCCATCTCGGAAGAAATCAGTCTTGAATGGATTGTTCTTCGCCATATCTAACTATAGAGGTTTTAAGACCGTATTGAGTTGCAAGATTAATCATATGTTCCGTTCCCTTACTCTTTCCGTCCCAAAAGACAATGCAAGCTCCGGCATATTGAGCCATCTGTTCATTTCTTTTGTATCCTGCTGCTTTACCATACTTATCCCATTCTGCTGGGAAAACTTTAAGAGGAAGTTCATTCTCCTGAGCATATCGTTCTCCTAGAGAATCTGCACCTGTAGCCCCTCCTGAAACCACCTCAAATACGCCTATAGAGGCTCGTAGCCGATCCAATTTATCCTTCATAAGAGGATAATCCGAAAAATTTCTAGTGCCTGCTATGATGACTCTAACCATGTTTTAGAAGATCTTTAGTAATCTTTCCAAAGCCATTCTATGCTCCATATCTCCCACAGCCATTAATGCCTTACCGAAATTTGCTAAAATATCATCATCACTCCAGGATCCATCTATAATAAATCTTTGAGCATTAGCTCCATTGAAAACAACTATATCTCTATCTAGCATATCCTTATAGTTGTCATCCCTATTGAATGGCAAACCTAATTTGGTTCCCAGCTCTATGATTTGTTCTGCTTTCATAAAAATTTTATGAAATATGATCCGGAAAGTTTTAGAATTTATTCATCCTTATAAAGAAATCGATCATCTAAGGACTTTAAAAAATTATTTCTCTCTTCCTCTCTATTAAAAAAATGGATCTCTTCCCTTTCATCATTTAGAAATATCAGTTCAACTGAAAAATATTCACCGGATAGAGAGGATTTTCTAATCGGCTTATATTCTTTAATAAGAGATAGATTAATCCTTTTGTCACCATATTTAATAAACATAAGATATAGTTATTTGTCATAAAAAAACCGATAGAATCTTTCGATGCCTATCGGTTTATATATCCCGAGAATATATGTCCTAGTGAGTTTTATAGAGTAATCTCTCTTTGCCAGTGCCCTGATCAAGTGATCCTGTACGTGATTATAGACGCCAGGATACCGCCCTCGAAAGGTACGAACCTATTTTCATAGGAACTTGATCTCAGCTTTAAGGCGTTCGTAGAACCAACATTTAGTTGAATGATGGACGTGCCATCGGTTTTTTTCCCCGAAGGGATAAATCAGACGAAGTACCACTGAGACTTGCTACGGTTGTTTTACAAATTTTCTGAGAAATACGTGTTGCGTGTTTTTTCAGGAGTTCCTATCTCCCCAAGTTTTATAGTTCCTTGAAACTTCCTAAGTATGGGATTTATGTGTTCGTCCCATCAGCAACGTCTTAGGCTCCTGCCTTATTGAGTATTTGCCGAAAAAAAGCCCTGAATAAATTCCTGACTTAACTTAGACACAGATACTCTCATGCCCTTAGCGTGGTTTCAACATAGTAATTGATCATAGTTTAATTAATTGATGTCGAAGTACCGCAATCACTAACTACAGCAAAATCTTAACAAAATTTTAAAGAACGTATATCTTATATAATTAAGATAACTTTATTCTAATATGGGCCTACCGCGAGAAAGTTTCGGATTAGAGATTAATAATTTCAAACTGGCTTCTAGTCTCAAATTTTCTGAGATAAGAAATCCATTCTTCTCTTTCTATCGTATGGACATCCTCTAATTCCAATGGCTCTAGATCATTATCGAAGCACCCTTCCTCATAGAACTGTCCGGTAGAAATAGTCTTTAGAATAAAAAGAACTTCTTCTCTATCATCTATTCTTGCTGCCTGAAAATGACCATCATCATCTTTAGCAACACAGATAAGACATTCTTCATTTAGATAAGACATGATTTCTATTTTTTATAGTGAACAATTGTTACAGCCATATCTACGAGCTCTTTCTCAATAATGGATTCTATTACACTCCATTTTCCACCTGCTAGGCCTGCTCCAATAAGCGGAAGGCCTATTCTTTTTCCCTTAAATAGGTGATTAATTTTTCTCATGCAGAGCCGGATAGCATCATAATCTACTGGATTTTCCACTCCATCTGTATGATTACGACCATAATGATATTGAGTATAGGAATTAACGACAATAAGAGGATGGCCTCCAAAATCTGGCGACTCAATCTCAACTCCCGCCAGCTTAATCTTTTTCATAATAGGATATATCAGCTGAGACTGATAATCTATAGTTCCAAGTTTATTGATATCTCCTCTAAATCTAGAATCCTCCATTGGAAATTTATCACATCCAAAATTCTGTTTCATCGGAACGGCTATGCCTGCTCCCATTGTGCAGAAGCAATTACAACCATGAGTAATGACATCGAAACGTCCTTCCTTAGCTAATTGTATCAAATCACCATAAACATTTTCCATAACTTATAGATAGTTCTTTTCCGATATTCCTTTAATGTCATTTGAGTTTTTTAAGTCGGTTTATTTCCAGCTGCAATTTTTCAACTTCTAGCTTATCCTTAGTTATATTAACCACTTCAATATCCAGATCAGCATAGTCTCCTCCTAAAACAAAGATCTTATATTGCATTCCATCTGAATAATGAGTATAGGTCTTAACCTCATGGGATTTGCTAGGTTCAGCAACTACTGACTGAGCCTGAACTTCTCTGGGTTTTACCTCAATTCTAAATTGAGAGAGCGCGAGAATAAAAATAATAGCAATTAACTTTTTCATGACTATTCTTTTACAAGACAAATATAAAGAAAAAACCCGAGCTAACGATGCTCGGGTTTGTTAAGATTTTGTTAAAATTACTTATTGAAAAGAGGAGGCAAAACCGAACCACTTCCCGAATAAATCGGAGATACTCCATTCCATTTTTCAGAAAGAATATATTGAACAAGGGAGGGAGTTATAGAACGAGAAAGGGCCTCATTACCCTTTGCTTCAAGAAGCTTAGCTTCATATTCACCCTGTGCTTTAGCAACCAATTTCTTTGCATCAGCTTCGGCCTGGACAATTTCATTTTGCTTCTGAGTTGCAAGCTGGATAGCCTCAATTTTAGCTATAATAGCATCCTGAACCTGTTGAGGGAATCGTATATCGCTCTTAAATGAAATATCATCAATTATAATACCATTAGGAGCCACCTTCTCTTTCAGTTTATCTTTAGCATAATTCAGCATGTCCATTTTCTTGGTGCTGTATAGCTCATCTACACGAAGTTTGCTGGCATAATCAACAAAGTAGTTATTAACATCCTGGCGAAGCATCTCTTTTATAATAGGAACCATTTCCTTTCGATATGTTTTAAAAAGAGTTACCGCATTGGCTGGATCTGCATGACAAGAAATAGCCACATCAACATTACATGTAATACCCTCTATAGACTGGAAACGAAAAGCCTCATCAGCTTCAGATCCTTCGGTAGCCTCCTGTGTGAAGGGATAGATATTCACGAAAGTCGGGTAGGTATAGAGATCATAAAGGATACCCATCCAGTAGCGACCTACATCCAGGCCTTCAGGTTCAATTCCCTTATTCTGGCCAAGTGTTTTAACTTTTACACCAACGTATCCGGGCTCTACACGACCGCAGGATGCGAGAAGGGATGCAACGATCAGCAAACCAACAATTGTTTTCAAATTTTTCATACTCTTTTTCTTTTTTGTTACTGTTTCTGTTTTTTTGTAAATAGGTTTGAGAAGCCAATAGGCAACGAGAGGAACCAGCACAATAACAGCAACACCTGTAATCAGACCAATGTCTGTAGGTGAGCTAATAAGTACCGGAGCGAGAAAGCCAAAGCCAACAACTGCAGAGAAGATAGCCAAGGCCCAACGAAGATAAATAAATTCTGTTTTCATTGTTTTTTGTTTAAATTTATAATCTAAATGTAATTATTATTTCCTTAATTCCATCGTTAAGAAACGTTAAAGTAATGGGAAATGTCCCGTTATTTTATCAATCTTATCAGGTTCATCTGGACCAATTGCGCAAGCAGTTATAGTTACTTTCCCGCCAAATTCTGTTAAGCCCTTATCTTCAATAAGTGAACAAGGGATTCCTTCTTTTTTAGCGGCCTGATATGCTTCGGTCATTTGAGCAAGGGTTCCGCCAACAACTACTTTTTTAAAGATCCTGGAAATCCAATGATAAAAGGGAGAATTCATATCAATCTCTACATTAGCCTTAACTACCTGCTTCTCCTCGTTGATCTCCCATGTTCTGTTTCCATATTCCCCAAATAACAAGCTCAAAACAACCGCAAGAGATGCATGAGCACCTTGAGCACATTGCTTTCCCCTCCTCATCTTGGGTTCAGTGTCAGTTCTAATAATAATTACTTGCTTCGGATCTTTCATATATTCTTAAATTTACAATTATCAAAATGCCATCTATACATTGTTGTCCCGCCTACTTTCCCGCAATAAGGACATTTTATTTTTTTCTGAGGTTTTCCTCTTCTCGATTGGGACATTTTAATTCTGGTTTCTTCTTTTAGTTTTCTACCAATTAATGTATGACTTATTTTCTTTTTATGCTCTTCTGTCTTTGCCTTACATTTTTGAGCATCTGAAATATTTTTTCTTCCTCCTTTGGTTTTAACCCCATAGTTGGATGTATCTATTTTTCCCTCTCTGAATTTTTTTGAATGTATTTCCCCCTGGTTTTTTAATATTTTATTAGTATCCTTCGTCAGACCAGAATTCCAAGTTTCCTTTCCAAAAAAAGGATTTTTATCGCCTCTCATTCTAATCGACATTTCTGTCTTTTCATCATCGGACCACATTTTCCTCCCCTTTAACGGATGGTTTTTTCCTTTTATAAATTCATAAATATCTTTTTTAATCTTTTCAAATTCTCTGGCTCCTGATATTCTATATTTTTGTTCTTTATTATTAATAGTGCATAATCTGTGTAAAGCATATCCCATTTTTACTTTATCCGCCCCCTCTGAAAAAAGAAAGAGTAATTTATGAGCTATAAAATGTTCCCGGTAAGTTAGGAATACCTTATTTTCTTTAATATTTTTTCCTCCTAAAGAAATAGGAATAATATGATGATTCTCGTAAACCTCATTTTTATCTAAAACCCGATCTATTCTTGATTCTATTAAAAGATTATAAATTTTTTGATAGTTCATTTTTATTTTATATATCCTTTAATTGTGCAACCATTTTGCCCTTACGCATCTTTGGATCAGTATCCGTACGTATAATTATAGCCTGTTTAGGATCCATATTAATTATTTTAAACTATTCATCCACAATTACCCAGTCGTCGTACCATAGTTCTCCTGATCTATCTTTCCAAAACAATTCAGGCGAGCATACAACGCCGTCCTCAAATTCATAATTTCCATCCGGATTCATTTTAACCCATTCATCGGAAGAAAAGAAGCGATGTTTTACTTTTTCGCCTCTTATCATTGCTACAATTGCGCTTGATCTGGTCATTTTATTCGGAGTATATGTTTAGCAATCTCGATCTCTTTTTCATCACCGGTATGCTTACCTTCTACATCAGAAAGCTTTATAGTAGGAATCCATTCTTCTCCTTCTGGCTTAGCTTCAGTCATCTTGATAACCATATTAAGAGCCTTAACCCCTACATCATTCGTAAAGTTAGTTCCTATACCGAAAGAGCAACGAATCTTTCCCCTGCAGAAATTCTTGATTTCAATAGCGGATTCGGGATTCAAGCTATCAGAAAAAATGATGGTTTTATCATGTGGATCAATCCCAAGCTTCTGATAATGAGAAATAGTCTTTTCGGCAAATTCTATAGGATCACCAGAATCATGCCTTACCCCGTCAAAGAGCTTTGCAAACTTCCTGTCAAAGGATCGGAAGAAGGCATCAGTCGTAAATGTATCAGGAAGGGCAATACCAAGATCTCCACGGAAGACATTCACCCAGGCCTCCATTGCCATTGCATTGGCCATCTTGTATCCAAATTTAGCTGCATGGAAGCTGAACCACTCATGAGCATGAGTTCCTATCGGACGTATATTATACTTATGAGCAAGGTGAACATTTGAAGTTCCTACAAAATTATCTGAAGCAAAAGTTGCTTTAAAGTCTTTTATAACTTCATCCTGAATCTCATAAGAGAATCTTCGTCTGGTCCCAAAATCAGCAAAATGCATTCCATTCATCCTGAAAGTTGTAGCTTTCTTCTTATTGTTCTGCTCCCGATCCACTCTGCTGCAGGGTTTTTGACCTGTCTTCTTAAAATAGAGTTCTGAGATCAGAGCCATCAGAGGAACCTCCCACAGAATTGTCCTGTGCCAGTATCCCTCAATAGAGATCTGAAGATCCCCGCCTTTCTGAATGATCCCAACTTCTGCTGAGTCATATTTATATCCTTCAAGAAAATCCAAATAAGTAGGATCCAGAAAATAGCACTTTTCTTCAAGAAATTTCTTTTCTCCTTTAGTCAGAGAGAGTTTTTCCATTTGCTTAACCTCTTTTCTGAGATCTTCAGCAAATCCTTCTGGAAATTCGGTCTTCCCCCGATTAATAAAGGAGTAGCGAACTCTGGCCCTTGGATAAAGCTTTACTACAGCCTGCTGCATTGTAAGCTTATAAAGGTCTGTGTCAAGTATTGATTTAATTATCATCACAACGTATATTTAATTATATAAAATATAAGCAAAAAACCACTTCCAATGTGCAGTCTTCCAAAGGGAAGGCCGAGACAGGTCTTCTTTTGACGGCGAATACATTTTCTTTGTTCGTTCACTCAACACCATCTTCATAACGCGAGACTCGTGTTCTCTGAACCACTTAATTACTATTTCTTTATGTTCTCTTTTCATCTTATTTTTTTAAAATAATAAGCTTCCTTCGTCATCCCATCTGCAGTAGAGCTTTCCGTCTTCCCTCAGAATAACATATTTCATTTTTCCATCTTCTCCTTTAGCCATGCAGTTATCATCAATAGCAACGGACATACCCATTATTGAGTAGACCATAGAGCCAAAAGGAAGGCGATAGAGAGGAGTTCCGTGACCATCACCATGGATAATGGTTTCATCGATGGGATCATATGGATCTAACCGGTAATCTCCTGTAATATATTGGTTAATATTATAAAAGACTTCTTCATCACAAGAATTCTTCTTTACCCACTTTGTCTGTTCAGAATTATCGTCAGAATGATATAATTTTCTGAATGTTATCTGATTAGCACCAAGAGATTTGCAAGCCCTCAAGATTTGCTCAGGAGATTTGTTATCATACACGTTCGTCATATTTAATGACAGACGAATATTAAAATGATGATCCCTGATGAACTGGCATAATTCAGAAAGAGAAGGCCTGTATTTTGCAGGAGCTCCGATAATATCCCAGTTATTTTCGGAATCAAAAATATCTGAAACCGAAAGAGAAATAGTATTAACTCCAAGAGCTTTAAGAAGATCAATATTTTCATAGATCTTAAAAATCTCACCGGGCAGCATTCCATTCCCCTCGATGTAATCCATTAGCATTACTCCGGTAGTCTGAATTTCTACATTTGGGAAAGGATGTCCCTCTCTATCTAAGACCTCTTTAAGTTTACGAAGGAAAGGTCTATTCTGAAGAGCTTCACCTGTTCCGGTAAGTATCAGAGTATTGACACCGTTATTAACAGCAAACTTGATCCTCTTCCGTATCTGGATTGCATCAAAATAATTTTCATAAGGATTGTTGTGCATCCTCGATACACAAAACTTACATTTATTAATGCACCCTCTGGTTGGGACGACGATTGATAAACTCTGGATATTCATTATTTCTGTATTAAGGATATTAATTTATCTTCATCAGAAATAGAGAGAATCTGCTTCCAATATTTTGGCATCTTTTTGAAAAGAAGATTCATCTGCTTAGGAGAAAGGTAGCCCTTTCTTTCGAGCTGCTTAGCAAAAGAAGTAAGGATTTCACCATCAACACCGGTAAAACCTATACCATTATTCTCTCTAGTATGCTCAGCTGATTTTTCCTCTGCAGTCTGAAATTCGAATATCTTTAAAAGGGCGTGCTTAGCCCAGCGGGGATCTGACCCTAATTTGGTCTTAAGATACTGCTGGATCTGAATTTTTGTTATATTTGCCATCTTTAATTAGATTTACATAGCTAATATAATAAAACTTCCCGAGATATCAACGATAAATCGGGAGTTTTTTTCAAAAAAAAGATAAAATTATTCTCCTCTTCTGGACTTTTTAATCTCTTCGAGCTTCTTTTTAAGCATTTCTGCCTTTTCGAAATTATCATCTTTAACAGCTTTCCTTATTTCCTCTTTCAGTTTTTCCTCACTGTCCATAGGAAGAGAATCAGAATCCAGAAAATCTGGCTCTGTGTAAAAAGCCCATCCATCTTCGCAAAGTTCTACGGGAAGCTGGAATGTCAGTTCATCCTTCCCTGTGAACATAGCAACCAGGAAATCTGCCGGTTTGGAAAGATAAACAGAAGCATTTGCAATACCAAGGAAAGTAATTTTCTTTCCAACAAGACTATAATCTTTATCACCAAGAGGCCCGGATTCTCCTAAGATAGGTTTGATCCTTGTTATAAGATCTCCCTTTCTAAAATCATAAATAATTTTTTCTTCCTGTCTCATGAATATAATAATTGATGTAAATAATCCCACATTTCCTGAAATCTCCCGTCGAAAAGATGACCATGAAAATTCTCGTATTCCTTTCGGTACATATTAATCATAGAGGATTTTTCGTTGATCGAGAATTCCACATTCGCTATTCGATCGCAGAGTTTTATAAACAGAGCATGCTTATATCTTAAAATTCCCTGATAGTATTTAGCATTTGCTCTTTCCTGACGTGTTTTGCCCTTTTCATTACAGAGAGCATATGCATATTCTGCTATAGTCTCATTTGTAACCTGTTTAACATTATTATATGTCTCTCGAGCATCTTCAATAATATCATGAACCCAGCAACCTCCTATAACATCTCCGCTATCCTCTTTAGGGATCAGATGAATAAATCGATTAGCAACGTCAACAGTCATCTGAAGATGAAAAGCATAGGGATATAGAGCATTATAGTGGTGGTTAACCTCCCTATGACGTCTAATAGCATAATCCTTGGCTATTTCTTCGACAGACAAAAATTCGCGATATTCAGGCATTTTTATTTCACTAAGTTATACATTTCTAATTCCCAACTCTCTATGAAAGAAACTCCAGCCTCATGAAAGTTCTGAAGAACCTCATTAATATCCGGGCTAATTGATCGGGTTCCGTCTTCAATAACAGCGGTCTTGAAACCCTCCATAGCAGCATCGATAGCGGTGTAAGAGACGCAGTAGTCAAGAGCAAGTCCGACCACATATACTTCAGCAACCCCCCTTTCATCCAGAAACTCTTTGAGACCAGTAGAATTCTTTCTCCCGTTATCATAGAATCCAGAATATGAGTCTACTTCAGGATCCATTCCCTTTTTAAAGAAGTAGAAATCCCCATTTATCTTTCCAAAATCAATTCCAGGATGAAGATCTGCTCCAGGCGTATCCTGAATGCAATGGTCAGGCCAGAGAACCTGAGAAAGCCCATTAAGATCGACAGAATCATAAATTTCTTTACCCTCGTGTTGAGAAGCAAAAGATTTATGATTATAGGGATGCCAATCTTTTGTAAATATAATAAGATCAAATTTCGGTAGCAGGGAATTTATAACTGATATAATCTCGTCTCCTTCCGGAACTGCTAATGCTCCTCCCGGCATAAAATCATTCTGAGCATCAACAATGATTAGGGCTTTTCTATTCTTCATTTTATAGTGTTTTAAATATTAGTCTACATCATTAGGATCGTCCCACATAACCCATGTTCTGAATCCTTCTGCATATTCGTCGTCATTCTCATCAAAAGATCCGATATCAAAACCTAAAGCATTCAGAGCATTTTCCTGAGCCTCTGTTAGCTCTATTTTGAGATCCAGATCATAATTTCCTGCCCTTGCAGCTTCTTCGATCTTTTCAAAAAGAGGATCCAGATCAGATACATTCTTTTCATCAGCCATCCTCTTAAAATTTATTGCTCTTCTTGTACCATCGTAAATTTCAGACATAGTTCTAAGTTTTATATTATTCTTCAAATTCTTTTTTAAGCCTTAGATAATTTTCATATCTCCTCTTTTTCAAATCTTCATTCATAAACTTGTCTCTTTCGACCCTTTCGGCATACTCTTCGTCTGTTTCCAGCCTGGATCTTTGAACTGTAATATACCATCCAGCAGGGGTTTCGCCATCAGAGCGATATTCTTCCTCTTCCCATGAGATATTAATAACGTCGTCCTTTTCCAGATTTAGTTTATCGAGATATTCTTTTGTGTACGGAGTATCCTGATTATGGTGATGAACTTCAACCGTAATGATCCTCTTTTCCTGAATTTTATTCTCTTTTGGAAAAATAAGGCTTCTTTTGATATTAAAAGGATTTTCTCTCTTAAATCCAGAGGCGATATGTCTTTTAATAACAGGGTGATCTTCGATAGGAGATCCATTAATCTCCTTAACTCCTATGAGATAGGAGAAAAGAATATGATCCACTTGATTATATCCATCGCGAGAAGATCCTTCCCAACCTGGCATGATCTGATCTAAGTCTGTGTTCGTTATTCCGAGCCCGTCAGTGGCCTGACAATCGATACAAGACTGGAGAGCTTGAGCTTCGTTATGAAGAAGAGTGGTAGTCAGATATTCCGCCATTCCATAGACCTCTGATTTCCAGAGTCTCTGGATCATACCATAATCTCCAACATCACCATGAAGTGTCCAGAAACCCAGAAGAAGTTCAGTATAATTATCTGTAGAAAGCACCATACCTCGATGAAGCTGAGCAAGATCATATAATAAAATCATTCTCATTCGGGCTTTAAGATTTCCCTTTCGAAAAGCCTCCCTTGAGTCTTCGAGATCCCATCCGGCAGGCTCCATAACAGACCAGAAATCAGAATATATTCCTTCAAGCTGGTAGTCTTCATCGAAATCAGTACAAAAAGCGTTTCCAACCATTTCAGCTCTGTCCCTCTCCTCCGAGGTATTAGTTGAAATAGGAATGCTTCTTCCGATCAGGGGGATATTAAGTTTATCGCATACGGGACGTGCAAGAGCTGCACAAATAGCTGAATCAATACCGCCAGAGATTCCAAGAACTAGGGATTTAATCCCCTTCTCCGTAATATAGGTCTCTAATTCTTTTCGAATATTCTCGACCATTATACCGTAAGGCAAACCTTCTACCACCATTTTTTAGAATTTTGATTTTTTTTCTTTGTAATCACAACGTAATTACGAACGTTTGGATCTGCTTTCCTCAATTCATCGAAAAGAAGAAATGGAGTTTTGATATTCTTAAAGAGCTTTGTCTTTTTACCATCTTTGAAGTATATCCTAACATCTTCTCCTTCGTTAGTTTCGGAGAAATGAGATGATATGTCAACTGATTTGTAAGTCATTGTCTTAAGTTTATACTCCAAATATAATAAATCTTCCGGATATAAAAAAATATTTACGTTAAAATAATGATAAAATTACCGTTAGAATTATTCCAATACAACAACAAAAGACGATTTTATATTCGAATGTCCTATTTCTATTATAATATGATTCCGGGTCCATGATATTAAAGTGTATGATTTTGCCAATAGCCTTTAGGATATTCCTGATTCAGGTAGAACCTTAATTGGGTCCATCCATTTTTATTCTCTTTTGAAAAGTATCCCCTATATGAATCCTCATCATGAAACATATTCCACCCAATCTTTTCTACCTCCTCTTTAATAAAATCTGTTACATTTTTGAGAATTTCCTCAGTTGGATTTTCTATTTCTATCTTTCCAGCAACCCAAGGAATTAAGAGATCCTGACCTTCTTCTTCATATTCCAAAAACTCCGAATAAAATACGATTCCGAATCCATACTGATAATCCTCGTTTCGAGCAGCCGAATTAGTAAGGAAAGAGGTTCTCTTAAAGATATAAGAAGTATCTTCTTGATCCCATCCTATCTCCACAAATTTCTGTACAAAGAAATCTATTTGCAGATCCATGTACTCTCGAAGTTTAACCCAGGTATTTAGATTTTTCATATTATTTGATTTTAGATAATTCCTCTTTTAATTCTTCTATCGAAATATTATTTTTAATCCTAATGAATTTACAATTTAACTCTTCTGAAATAGCTCTTTGTCTAATTTTATCTGAGCTCCTTAATTCCCCATTAATATAGTGATGTGGTTCATCGATTTCTATTGCTAGATTTAATTCCGGAACATATCCATCTAAAGCATACCCTATTACAGGGAATTGCTTATGAATTATAAAACCAATTTCTTCTTCAATAATATTCAATATTTTAGTTTCGGCATTCCCAATTTTAATAGACCCCATAATCTTCCATCGTTCTAGCATTCTTTTCCTAGCTTTATCTCTTACATCTTTTCTAAATGAAGGATTATTTTTTTTCATTCTCTGACTTTGACCCGGATTCTTCTTTCCTTTCCAATAATTTGGATTGTCATCTCCTGTTAACTTTCCTCTTCTGTTTTTGCTTATTTTTTCTCTAACATCTCTTCTTTTAGCCGGATTATTATCGCCAAACTTTCCAACCTTCAATTTTTCAGATATTTCTTTAGCTACGTCCTCTCCAAAAGATTCCCGAAATGTTTTTCCCTTAAATTTAGATTTTCTTCCCAGAGTCGATTTATTATGCCCGTTAATATACTTATTTCCCTTTTTCGCCTCTCCTCCACATCCGCATAAGCATAAATTATTATTCATATTCTTTTCTTATTTTTCGGAGCTCCTCAAAAAGCTCCTTCTCATTAAAATATATATCCGTTGCGAAGCTTACCATAACATCCCATCTCTCTGGCTCTTCATCGAAAAGAATATATCCCTTCTTCCCAGCTCCTACCATATATCCTAATTCTAGATGAGCACTTTTCCCTCCTGGCATATATAAAATTCCTATTTGCGAACGATCGATATGAAATTTATCAAATTCATAGATATGCCTCGCAGCATAGTTATTAAGAGCTTCTTTATAGGTGCTTCCCCGAACTTTTTCGTACTTTCTCCAGAAATCATCGGCTTCCGGCCCAGGAGAAAACCAGTCATCAAAGACTTCATAATCCAAATTTAACTCGCGAATTCTCTTTGCAAGTTCAGGAACTTTCTTGTTTCTCAAGCTACCTATTAAATAAATAACTGGTTTTTTCTTTTCCATTATCTTCCTTGTTTTGGTTTATAATTTAGATTGTTTCTCTCAACCCATTCCTTAATCTCCTCTGCTCCTGGTACTTCCTGCACATTTACAACTTTCAAAAGAGCAGGATTAAGTTCAATCTTATCGTATAGGTAGAGGTAATATACATTTTTAATCCCGGTCATCGAGATATTCTTAAGACAATCATTGCAGGGGGAGGTTGTGATATACATATCAGCTCCTTCAGTCTCTATATTGGTCTTAGCAGCAAAGGCTAGAGCATTCATTTCTGCATGTATCTCATTATCTTTAGACCAGTGGTGATGAGCTTCCCTGTCAAAATTATCTTTGTCAAAGACCTCATCACAGTTAGGAAGTCCAGGAGGAGTTCCATTATATCCTATAGATATAATCCTCTTATCTTTAACAATTACCGCTCCAACGTGATAAGACACACATTTGCTCTCTTCTGCAAAGAGAAAAGCGGTCTTCATAAATTTATCATGCATTTCAGCCATAATTTCCTATTTAAGATTTTTTCTTTCTTCGTCGGTTATAAGATGCAGACCAGAATATGCTATAACATCCATTTCAGAATTGCAATTAGGATATTCGGATCCACTTGGTGCAAGAGAAAATTTACCAACTTTTCGAATAACTATTTCGTCGAGTATTTTAACAACTTCATAAACTTGGCCAGGTTCAAAAACACCGGCTTTATCTACTCCTAATATGAGTCCTCGCTCATCCGGTATTACAGAAAATCTTGTTATCATTATGCTAGTTTTTTACCTCTTATTAATTCTCTCAGGAAAAGATTTTTCTCTCCGCCCATAAAATCTATCCATTCTGTATAATACTCTGGAAAGAGCTCTTTTAAATGTTCCTCTTCTTGACCCCTTAGAATTACCAAATTCTCTTCAGGCATTGCAGCTAAAGCATCTGGATACATTTTAATCTTAAGAATATAATCAAGAAATTCCGGATAATCCTTGTAATTCCAAACTCTGATATCTGCAAGGAAACAAACCGCCGTAAGGGCATCGTTTAGATCTGGCTCCTGAAAAAGACTATAATTAATCTTGTTTTTGATAAGCTGATGAGCAATATTATCCAAAGATCCTAAATAGGGAGCTTCATCAGTTCTCGGATTAGCATACCATCCAGTTTCCGGATCTTTTAATAATTTGCTATTTGTAGTTCCGCCATTCAGAATAATCCAGGTCTTCCAATTATCCGCAAAATCAATAAAGTCGGGATCATTCTGGTATTTTCTTGCGTATTCCAATGCTGCATGTCCCGCCTGTATCGCCTGCTGAATAGGGGATATATTATAAGGAACGAAAAAATACATACGTTTTTCTAATCCATTCATCTTTCTGTAAGGTTATATGTTTGTATAAAGTAATCCAAATATTTCTCTTCGACGAGAACCCATAGATATAGATCCCCTTTAATATCGATCTCTGTGGTCTCTAACTTATTCCTTAGGGCTAAAGTGCAAAAACCTATCTCCAAACACCATTCATTACTTCCATCTGGTTTATGTCCTTCCCATCCCCTTCGATGGATTATAACAAAATGAACCGGTTTTTCTGTATAGAGATATTTAAGTACCTCATCAAAAGGCATATCTATTCTTTCTCTTGCCATCCCAGGTAAATGATCTACCCACCAGCGAAAGCATTTATCTTTGGCATCTCGAAGAATATTCTCCTGAAGTTCCGGGGAAAATTCCCCATCAGCCTTCCTATAAAAAATATCCCTAAAATATTCTCCTTGCATATTATTATTTTTATTGTCCCATTTCTCTTGGCCTCCAATCAGGCGGATCCCCCCAGGATTCGGGATCCATATCGCCTCTTGGTCCAGGACCTGCTTCTTTCCATTCTGATTTTTCTTCCTTTCCTACATCAGGTAGAGGACACCAATCGGGGATCTTTATTTTGCTTATTTCGTGCCATTCTACTGCACCCTGAATTTTTCTGCCTCCTGCTTTTTCACAGATCCAGTCTTCCATCCGATCCCATCCATCCGAGGACCACTGATTTGTCTCTTTTTTAAAGGGACAATCTTTACAATGAGTAATAGGTAATCCTTTCATATCTTAGATATTATAGAGGCAATATAAAGAAAAAACCCGAGACTAAAAAATCTCGGGTGTTAAAAGAGTGTTAAATCTAATGAGATCCGTTTCCGTTTCTCTTTATCTTACCCCATCCATTATTATTAAAAGCATATTTAATATTTCCCATGACTGCAAAATATGCATGCATCGGATAGAGGAAAGGCTCTATGAAAGATACCAGTAGAAGCTTCACCACATCCATTTTATTCCTATACTTATGGAATGTAACCTCTTCAAAAAGTATCGTAAAGGCGGAAAGAAATACAGAGAATGAATAGATGAATCCCGTAACGAGTGCAAAGAATGGCCAGTTTATAGATCCCATAATTCCAAGGAATATTGTATAAAGGATTCCGAGAGATGCAAGAATTGGAGCTAACCACTCAAAAACGAACCAGAATGGATATCCAAGAAGTCCAAGCCTCTTATATTTAGGATTCATAAACATCTTTCTGTGTTTCTCAAGAGAATCTATAAGACCCATAGTCCATCTTGTCCTCTGATTTTTAAGGGACTTAACATCTTCAGGCACCTCCGTCCAGCAAAGAGGATCGGGAATATAAGTAACGATATATTTCCTTTTTTTATCAGCCATATATCTCCTCATCTTTAGAACCACCTCCATATCCTCTCCAATACCTGTAGTATCATATCCCCCACAAGCAATCATAGTCCTCTTATCAAACATGCCCATTGCTCCAGAGATAAGCATAAGTCCATCCAGATGAGACCATGCCATACGTCCCAAAAGAAAGGCACGTGTATATTCAAGGACCTGAAGTTTAGGTAAGAACTTTTTAGGAAGATTTATTTCCTTAATCTTTCCATCCTCGACAACACAGGAATTAAGTATCCTAATTGCCCCTCCAGTTCCAATAACCTTTCTCTTTTTTTCTTCAAGAAATGGCTTAACAAGTTTGCTAAGAGAATCAGGCTCAATAATAGAGTCTGCATCAATAGTAACGACGAGATCATTTCTGGTAACATTCAGAGCTGCATTAATGGCATCAGCTTTACTCCCGCCATTAGCCTTATCCAAAACAACTAACCTGCTAAATTTGGGATCTGCAGATTTCCAAATTCCCCTAATTCGTTCGCAAGGAATTTTATAATCAAAGAAGTAATTAGTCTTCTTTAGATTAAAATGCTCCTTAAGAATATCAAGAGTCTTATCCGAGGAGCCATCATTGACAATAATGACCTCGAAATTGGAGTAATGAAGTCCCATAAGGGTCTTTGCCGTATTGAGAATGCTCTTTTCCTCATTTAGCGCGGGAGATATAATAGTCACCGGCGGGGATAAAGGGGAAATAGCTACATCTTCATAATCCACGAAAGAATTCTTGAATGTATATTTCCTTAATGCCAGAGAGGATGAAATTCCCAGGGCAACATATAGTATCAATAATACTATAGTAAAGAAGAAAATAAAATTTATTAGAAAACTCATAGCTTTAAGTATTTAAGAGATCTTCCGATCTTTTACATGTTTAATAATTATGTTATAGTTCTTATAAGTGTCTTTCATCATCTTATCAAGAATCTCATTTCCGCCCTCTGCATCTTTAATCCCTCGGACAGCCTCAACAAGTGTTTCCGCATCATCTTCGCTATCAATAACACGACGAAGGAAATTAATAAGAGTTGGATCCGCAGCTTTTCTCATACTTCGAATCATCTCTCTCCTATTCTCTGGGGTTTCATCTTTAAATAACTTACGAACCTCTTTAAGTTGAGGAACCATCTTAAGATCCCCCATAACTTCATATGCTAATCTTCGGACTTCCTCATTATCATGCCAGGCAAGATCTTTAACATACTGAGCATTTTTGACCTGTTTATATTCCCGAATCATCCTAAGACAAAATAGAATAACTGTATGATTATCTGAAAAGAGCCATCTTAGAAAATCTGGCGGTTCAATCCCTCTTTCAATCATTGTCTGATAAATTGAGATCTGCTCCCATGTTGAGAAAGGCACTGTAAGATGATCCAAAAATTCGAATGGTTTTGGATCTTTATCAAAACGCGAAAGATCTATAAGAGCCGTCTGAGCCTCCATTCGAAGAATGCTATTCCGAGAATTTGAGTATTTGAGTATAAGATCTTTTTTCTCGTAAAGACTTAATGCACTTATCTCCTTGATCCCTTTAATTTTTCGATGCCAGATACCCCATTTAATTTTTCGGAATGTCTTTTTGTGGAGTTTCAGACCAAAATATAACTCCTGAAGCTTTTGAAGATTGATTCCCTTGAGGTTCTTCGCAACATCAATAATTTGGTCTATGAGTATCTGTTTTCGAAATCCGGATTTTTCCAAATCCGATATATCATCGAAATATTTCTTATCATCGGGGTATTCGTGCGAGAGATATAATAGTAATAGATTCTGATATTTGGGAATAAGTTCTTCCCGTATTCTTTCGCGTCTTTCTCTCCTGATACGTCCCAATAGAATTCCAATAAGAAGAATAATCATAACGGATATGAAAAAAGCTATGGCTCCAAAAAGAATATTTACAAGCCAAAATTCAAATCCGAATATCGTCATAGATTTTGTCCAGAGATTTTCACCTAATGGGGGTGCATTAAATTGCCCTATAAATAGTGCAACAATTCCCAGGATGAAAAATACTAGAAATATCATTAATCTCTTCATGTCCTAGTTTTTTAAAATATTGTGTAATTAATAGAAACCCCGCCAGCAAATCTGTTTCTCCAAGATCCTTCTTCGTATTCCTCATATTGATATAATCCATTAAGCCTCAATTGTAGCTTTCTAGATTTTCCAACATAGGTTACAACCTTTAGGCCTGCACCATGAGAATCCAGTGTCGGAGGAAGAAGTCCATCCGTTCTCCAAGGCTCATCCTGTGATGCTCCTGTCATTAGAGATAGTTGTACATAATTATAATCTCGCCAAAAAACTCTAGCGTTAAGTTGATAGGATAGTCGAGGGTCCGGTTCTTTAATATGAAGGAATCCCTTTCCCTCTAACCAGAAACGTCCCATGTATTTTTCCAATCCAAGCGTAGTAGTAAATAGATTATTATCAAAATAATAATACTTACCGCCTGCAGAGACTAGAAATCCAGAGCCTAAATTAACCCATGCTCTGGCCATTGCTCGATGTTCCGGAAAGTGTATATCCGGAGAATAGGCATAATTTAACCAATAATTGATTCTTTTGGTTAGCTTATGATAGAAATCTAGTTCAAATTGATCCTCGATATTGAAATATTGTCCATTTTCCTGAGGTTCCATTAAATTTCCAGCATTATAAATGCCATACAGAGAGGTCTTGGGACCTTTATAGCCAAGGCCTATACTATAGACATTAAAAGTTCGGGAATAAGGAACAGAAAAATAATCAATACCGTAACCGGATACAAGTTGAAAATGTGTTGTTGAATCTACCTGGGCATTAATGGTTGAAAAAAATAAACCCAGAATTAAAATTAAAATTCCCTTTCTCATTATTATAAATTTATAATTCAGGGCCAATATAATAAAAAAACCCGAGACTAAAAAATCTCGGGTCGTTAGAATAACGTTAAAAAAATTATCTTTTTCCTCCTCTTTGCATCGTTCCCATTCTTGGAGGGGTAGTTCCCTGCATTGGAGGTCTTGCTCCAGTTCTGTTCATGTTAGCTGGTCTCGCTTGCTTGTTAATCTGATCACGATCTCTCTGCATAGTTCCGTCGCCGGTAGCATCTCTTTTCTGATCTCTTTTCTGTTTAGCAACTGCACTTACTTCTGCTCCTTGATTCTGTTTACGCATTTCACGTTTTTCAGCTCTTTTCATTGTTCCCTGTCCCTCGTTAGTACGAACTCTTTCCTGAATCATAATAGGATCCCCACTTTCATCAAACTGAGGAGTACGAACTTGTTCTCTCTTTTGCTGTTTATCCTGTTTCTTAACAGGAACTTGCTCCTGAGCAAAAATCATTGCACTAGATAAGATGAGTGCAAACATCATAAGAATTAATTTCTTCATAGCTCTAAGTTATTATTTATGTTTATATAGCTATTATGCTAAAACTGTGCCAAAGTTCTTAAAAAGATAACGCCCAGCGAGTTGCTGAGCGTTATTACTAGGTTAAAATCCCTTATGGGTCGCTTAGCGTCCCTAGGATTGCATTGCATTCTTATATCAATTCGACATTTACTGCATTCAGACCCTTTTTACCTTCAACGAGATCGAAAGATACATCGTCATCCTGATTTAGAGCGTCTCCGCCTTTAACACCAGAAATGTGTACGAAATACTCTTTTCCTGTTTTAGCTTCCTTGATAAAACCAAATCCTTTGGTCTCATTGAAAAATTTTACTTTACCTTCCATTTTAATTTAATTTATTTAATTTATTTATATGATAAAAGACCCAGAGATGGTCTCTGGGTCTCAGTATCCTTAGATTTCTATTGCATTTATTTCTGCAATAACAGCTTCGGGGTCGATTTCTGTCTTCTTAGCTGTCTCATATATATCCTGAGAATATCCATAGAGCCTAAAGACTCGCTGTCCGCTCTTTATAGGAGCAGTAGCAGCATATCCGCATACATTTATGATATAAACATATGGAGCTCCAAACTTCCTACAGTAGGATGCAAATTCGCTTTCGACTCTATTGTATCCGTCCTGCTCATCAGAGATTATAATAACCCTGTCGTACTTCTCATTTCAGCGTGAATTTCATAGATTTTTGACCAACAATGATGTTGTTCTCTGAGTAGAGAACTATCATAATAAGGAAATTTGTCATGGCAATTTATAAATCCAGGTGGAGTGCCATTTATTCCAGTGGATATAATTCTGTCATCTTTTGCGATGATACATCCTACTTGTCGAGAAACACATTTAGATTCTTGGCCAAGTAAGTACGCTGCTTTAAGGAAAAAGTTTTTCATAAAAACTATCAATAATCAAATTTATAACCTATACCAAACTTTAATTTTTCAAAAGTTCCCATGCCAAAATTAAATAGTAAATTATCGCCAATCTGTAATCCTATCAATGCACTTGCATTTCCTGCATATTGAGTTTCACCATATGTATAAGTAGTAAATAAAATAGGATCTATAAATATATCTTTATACGATGCTAACCCAATTAAGGGGGTAAATGATAATTTACTTATATAAAATACATATCCAATATTAATATTGTTAATTTGAATTTTGTTCGCGTCATAAGTATAAGATGAAATAAAATCTAGATATTCACCTTCACCACTTGCGAAATTTCCAGAAAAATCAAAATATACGTGATTAATACTCATACCTATAAAAACTCCGGTATTTGAAGCTTCTTTAGCGTCCATTCTATACGGTGCAATGCCGCCATAAATTGAAAATTGAGAAAATAATGTCATGCTAATTAACACAAGCATTAATGATAATAATATTTTTTTCATAAGTTTAAATGTTTAGTTTTTTAGTATAGTACAAATATAACAAAAATTCTGATACGAAATACAAATGACAATTAAAAAATTGTTAAAAAATAAAAGGGAGAATTTCTTCTCCCTTTTTCAATCTAATATTTTAGAATTTATTAATTCATTAATCCTATTGATTTCATTTCATCAACTGAAAGACCTACTTCTGCAGCAATTTTACGATTATAATCTTTAATTGCTGAATTAAGTGTAAATAGACGAATAAGAGCCCATAATCCAAGGCCGCCCAAAGTTAAATAAAATAAAATTTGTGTTCCTATTTTTCCTAATGAACCATAAGACCACCCAAGAAACAAAAATAACAACCAAATAGTTGTAGAATTTGCTTTTCTTTCATTATAAACTAAAAGTTTTTCCTTTTCAAGTGTTTATTTAAGTTAATATTTATAGTACAAATATAACAATTATATCTGAATAAACTAAAAATGTTTTGTTAAATATTTGTTAAAATTCTCTACATAACTTCAAGAGCAAGTTCTTATGAATATATAAATAAAAACAATAATGGGGAAAAAGTATCATTTTGTTTATGTTACGACGAATTTAATTACAGGAAAAAAATACGTTGGCGACCATTCAACAAATAATTTAGATGACAAATATTTAGGCAGCGGTAGACCTTATTTTCAAAATGCGTTAAATGAATACGGAAAAGATAATTTTAAGCGTGAAATACTTGAGTTTTTTGATACAAAGGAAGAAGCATTTAATACTCAAGAGAAATATATAAAAGAATTCGATACATTATATCCCAATGGCTATAATTTAAGTCCTACTGGTGGTGTAGGACTCGTAGGGTGTTTTTCAGAAAAAACACGAAAAAATATGAGCATATCTCGGAGTGGAAATAAAAATGGAATGTATAACAAAAAACATACTGAAGAAGCTAAAAGAAAACAAAGCGAAGCAAGAAAAGGAAAGGAACCGTGGAATAAAGGGAAAACAAATATTTATAGTGAAGAAACTATAAAAAAAATGAAAAATGTTTCACACAAAGGAGATAAAAATCCTATGTTTCAAAAACATCACAATAAAGAAACATTAATAAAAATATCTACTACAAAAATGGGCAAAAAACAAAATCGCGTGCAGTGTCCATATTGCAACAAAATTGGGGGAGTTTCAGGTATGAAACATTATCACTTTGAAAACTGCAAAAATAAAGAGGGGAATTAACCCCTCTTTTTAAATTTCAATTTTATTGATTTCTTCAATTAAAACTGCCGGATTAATTTCTATTTGTACAATTTTGTCATACAAATCTTGATTATACCCGTAAAGTCTAAATACCCTACTTCCTGATTTAATAGGTGCAGTATTAGCGTATCCACACACATTTATAATGTATATGTATGGAGTTCCAAACTTCTGGCAGTATCCTTTAAAATTGGCCTCTACATTTCCGTATCCATCTTGCTCGTCAGATATGATAATAACTCTATCATATTGAGTATTTGTTCTTTCGAATAAATCAAAACATGCTCCGAATGCTGTACCATGACCTTGCTTACCATTGTAAGACATGAACGTTTTCTTCAAAGTATTTACTGAATCATTTGGATTCCATCCAGTAATCCTTTCAGCTGCATTTGCAAAGTGATAAACATCTCCATTTACGCCCTTAGCAAATGTTGCTGCGATAAGAGCCGCTTTATCAGCGGGTGATTTGTTAATTTTAGTTTTAGCATTAATCATAACCCCGCCAGTCCATCCGCCTTCCATTGAACCTGAAGTATCAAATACCACCGCTGTCTTTCCTTCTGGAAGTAAGTTCTGAAGATTTGGAATTGACAATTCGTATGCTTCAGAAAGAGCCTTAGTAACCTTAGCCATTTTAGCACCACTAAATTCAATCAACATTATTTCTAATGCAACGTCTATTTGCGTTGGCCATATAAGGGACTTACGTATGAAGTCCTTGTTAACAAGGAGTTCGCAAGCCATATCAAGAACCTCAGTGTTATCAGTCTTAAGGATGTTCCTTATGTTCCTTAGAAGAGCAAGGTAACCAATTTTCTTGGTCTTAATAAGTTCAACATAGTTTTCAGTCTTAGCCTCATTAAGTTCCTTTGCAGCTTCTTCCTTGGAGATAACTCCGGTCTTAACCTTTTCAGCTACGACCTTTCCTGCTTCAGTGTTCTTATCTTCCACAGTGTTGAACTGCTTTAGAAGGCCAAGAACAAGTGCGTGAAGAGCTGGGATAGCAACGTTTCCTTCTGCATCCTTTGCTTCAGAATTAGAAATAAGCTTGTGTTCCCATTTAGTCCCCTTAGCAGCCTTAAGATATTCAGCAACTGAAACCTTTATGGTTCCCTGCTTTTCAGTCTGAGCTGGGTGAACAAGGTTGACTATATCTACAAGAGATACACTCTTTCCCTTCATCTGGTACTTAGCCATTTCATATGCGTCAGCATTTTCAATAGCCTCCTTGAAACCCCTCTTGATAGAGTTAGGGATAGAAGCATCAGCACCATTCTTTGCAAGATATGCAGCAAGGATTTCTGTCATGTCGTCAAGACGATAGACGATACCTCCCTTATTGACTTTACGGTCACGCTTAGAGAAGAACCTCTTTCCGAGATTATCACCCTGAAGGAAAGGAATAAGTTCAACTGCGCCGAAGTGAGTTACTGACCTCTGTCCGAAAACAGTACGTGCATATACAAGTGCCTTAGCAACGAATTCCTTATTCTTGGATGCAAGATTAGATATAAGGTCCTTAAACCTCTTTTCCCTTTCACCTTCCTTTTCGTAGAAAGTGTTTCCCATACCGGTTGCAAGAATTCCGATTAACTCGTGTTCTGGCTTCTGGGTGTAGCCGGTTCCGCCCTGGTGAGTTGTAGTCTTTTCAACTCCGCTCTTCTGGTCTGCGAGAGAAATTTCCCTCTTGGTGTTGTACTTAGCCATTTACTATTAAATTTAAGTTTAAGTTTAAGTTTAAGTTTAAATATAAAGAATTATTTGGTTTTTAATTTTGCTTTGCTGATAGCTTTTTTATGTTCTTCTGTCATTGGGTTTCTTCTTTTTGTTTTCCCCCTATTTGCTTCGCTAATAGCTTTTTTATGTTCCTCGGTCATTCGTTTTCGAGGTGTTCTATCCAATCCTCTTTTTCCTGGCCCCTTTAATTTTTCTTCTGTTTTTTTGGTTTTATATTTTTTTCCTATTCTATTAAGGTTTCTTTTTTCCCTTATTCCTTTATTTGTTTTTTCACAAAACTCTTTATTCATCTTCATTCCTTTATTCCAAGGAATTTTTCCTTTATGTTTTCCCATCATAGAAATACTTATTTTCTTCTTATACTCCTCTGATAGTTTGCCTCCCCATTCTCCTTGTCCACCTGTTATTGACATATTATATCCATTAGGACTTAACGTATCAAATAACGCTATATATTGTTCTTCTGCTTTTCTTGCTTCCAATATTGTATCAAAATTTTTTAATTTAATTTTGATAAAATTTTGTTTGCCATATTTTTTTACAGCAGATTTAAAATATAATCCGCTTCCAATATAATTATCCTTCTCCTTAAAAGAACCATGAGATCCAATATATCCTTTTCCGGTAATTCTATTAATTGTCAAATAAACATAATTGAATTTTTTTTCCATAAAATGTTTATTCTATATATCTGAAATTACTTAGCCATAATTGATCCCCTCTTTTACTATTAGTGAATTACTTTATATTTCTCGAAATTTTGTCATTTGTATTGGTTTCAAACCATCGAATCTGATCGTGTATTCATACCATGCAGGATGCATACCCTTGATTTTTTCGGTAAGTTCCTCAGCTTTAAAAGCTTTCCCCTTTTCCCAGATTGGAGATTTTTCAATATGAGAATTAATCTTTTCGTCTTTTACTGGACTAATAACGATTTCGTTTGTCATTTTATTCTTTTTAAGTTAACAAAAAAAGCCCGATCAACTAAGGGTTTCTCGGGCTTGCATATAAATTAAAAATTAAAAAAGTATGCAAATTAATGTTGAGAAACCTGAAAAGAGCGTTTTTCAAATTGCCATCGAAGTAACTCTTTTCTTACTACAACTAAAAATTCTTTGTTAGTTTCTATAGAGCAAATGTAACCAAAAGTTCTATAGAAAAAAATATTTTCTTGTTAAAAAATTGTTAAATTTTAATTATATATAAAATCTAATTTTATTCAAATCTGGACTTATCGACGAGTTTTTGATATTCTTCTTCAACTCGATCCCTAATTTCCTTAGGCAAATATTGCCAAAAATATGTGTTAGCCCCCTGCCAAAGATTATGGGATTCAAGAAGTCTTCTTCGATCTTCTAAAGACATCTCCTGCCAGAATTTTTCTGATCCAGAGGGTTTTAATATTTTTTCAAAGAGAGACATTATTCAATGTGAAAAATATCTTTAATGGCTTTCTTAAAAGAAGTTTTAGGAAGGGCCCCTGCCATCATTTGAGCTTTACCTTCTATAGGAACAAAAAGAAGGGCAGGAATGCTTCGGATACCAAAAGCTCCTGCCAACTCATGTTCGTCATCTACATTAATTTTATAGATATCTATTTTTCCTTCATATTCTTTTGAAAGATCTTCAAGAATAGGTCCTATGGTTTTGCAAGGCCCACAACAAGGAGCCCAGAAATCAATAATGGCAGGAAGTTCGCCTTTGAAATTCCAATCTTTTTCGTTTTCAAAATCGAATACTTTCTCTATAAAACTCTCTTTAGTTAAATTTTCCATATTATTTTTGATTATTTATATTAATTCAGGACTAAAAGTTCTAAGCCCATCCTCGTCCATTAAGGCATACTCCTCTTAATTGAACAGACGGCCTTAATTTTGGAAGGGGCTTAAACTCTCCGCGCTTTTCGTGCCATGTATCTTTCATGGTCTTAATAATAGATTTTCTGATAAGTTCCTTTATCTTCTTAAGATATTCCTCTGATTGATAATAGGAATAGGAATATGTAACTGTATAAGTAGCCGTAGAATAGCTATCCATATCTGTTGAAGCAGTTGTGTCATAAGTGTTGCCCCAATCAATTCTCGTTACATCGTCTAAAGGATCTCCTGACATATTCTATATATTCGTGATCCGTGAGGGATTCGAACCCGTATCTAATCATATTAGCGAGTTAAGCGGGGCTCGAACCCGCTTCTCGAATTTTAGAGATTCGCATTCTAACCAATTGAACTATTAACCCTTTTAAAACACTTTTCTTTGTAAAAATCTGACATATACTTTTCCATAAATTTCTTAACCGAAGTATGAGAAATATTTAATAACTTTGATACTTCATTAACCCATCCTAATTTTGAAAAATCTATATCAGAATTAATAATGATATCCATTCTTTTATTAATCCATTCTTCTTTAGTTTTTTTATTTTCCTTCCTTTTTAATAATTTTTTCTGGGATAATTTTTTTGTTAATTTATTTCCCTTTAATATGGGTTTTTCGTAATCTATTTTTCCTCCTTTTGTAGATCTACTAATTATTGATTCTATATAATCATTGTTATAACATTTTAGATAGTGTATTTCTATTAATTTCCAGCCCTTAGATTCTATAATATTATGTCTATCCTGATAATATTTTTTCAAATTACCATCGCCATCATAATGTTGGTTTCCGTTAATTTCAAATCCTATTTTTAATGAGGGGATTGCGAAATCAATTTCAAAAAGTCTGCCAAATTCCCTATCCTTATAAAATTGAAATACCTCTAAATCATATTTGGATATTATTTTTTTGAATTGAATTTCAGGATCAGATTCCCCTCCTCTATAAGTATTTGACCATCCATGTTTTTTTATGGAATTAGAAACTATTTTGGATTGGATTTTTCTTTTTTCATCTGACCATATTTCTTTTTTAACGCGGGATTTGCATTCTTCGGAACCACATGTTTTTTGAAATTCTATTCCTCTGCGAATAATAGCAGGTTTTCCACATATAATACATTTTTCAGATTCAAGGTTTTCATATTTTATATAATAATCCATCAAAGATAAGAAATGATTCTTTTTAGTGTGATATGCTAAAGATTTTAAGGAGCTAAACCCCAAACCACAGATTTTACATTTCATTTTTTATTCTATATATTGAAAATTCGAAATCAAAAATCTTCAGTTTGGGGTTTCGCTTAATAATTTTTCTAATTACTCTTCTTTTTCTTTATATGCCTCAATCAACTTTTGGATTTTCTCCTTATTCTGATTAAATACATATTCTTCTTTCTTTGAGATATGAGCTTTTGCTGCTTCATCAATAGACCATCCTTTTAAGACTAATAATGCTGCATACATTATAGATAATTCATTCCTATTATATGCATGATCCATTGTTGCTCTCCAGGGATCTATTTTTCTCTCCAACTTGTTATAGACAGTCTTTCTCTGATCTTTAAGGAATTTCTGTTCTTCAACAAGTCTTTTGATATCTTCTCTTAATTTTTTAACGTCGGTTTTTACAATTATTGTTTCCATGATTATTTCTTTTTTTTAGTTATACATTTTTACAAACGAGTTTTTGCGGTTTCCCCGCACTTTTTCAAACAAAGAAATAATCATTAAGGCGGCCGTATAATCTATGTCTCTTCCATAACAGTAAATTTAATTATTTTAGTTCTGAACCTTCGTTAAGGGCTCGTTAATATACTCCCCTAATGCAAGGGGTAAGTGAGACACAATCTTCTGAGTCTTTTCAGAAGGTTGAACGCAGACCGCAGTAATAGAATTGCCAAGATCGGGTTCTCTGAACACGACATGACATAAACCAGCTAACTGAAATTTATAAATATACCTTTTGAGAATTTCCTCGGATTCAACTGAAAGAATAATAAGATAATTGGAATTAGAATTCCAATCTTTAGAAATCTGAGGATGTTGATGCTGAAAATCAACTGCTGCATGAGAAGCTTGAACCATTATTTGCGGAATAGCTAAATCTGATCTAACTATAACGTACAATTTTTCTTTAATCTAGGTCATATTAATAGGATTTAATTTACATTTCTCTCCATGATATTTAGAATAATTATGAGGTGCTATTACCTTATGACAGTATTCGCATTCTTTTTTTGGAACTTTTTTTGCAGCTTCGCTTAATTTAATTTTCATCTCTTCGGAGCAGGGTTGCAATCTTCCTTTATTGGGGCTGGGTTTTCCATAAAATGGATTATTTTTTCCTAATTTACTAATTCGCATTTTTTCTTTGGATTCGTCCGAATGATTTCTTCCAGCTCCTGCTATACTTAATTTCTTTTTAGTTTCTTCTGAAACCTTTCTTCCATACATAGGATTATTCTTACCCCTTCTATTTTTACTTTGGATTTTACTTAATAGCTCTCTGGAATATTCATAATCCCTGGATGAGACTACATAATTCCCATTACCGGAACGACACATCATATGAAAAGCCCTTATTAGGGATTCATTATCCGGATTTAATAAAAATAAAATTTTATGGGAGATAAAGTGTTCTCTAGCAGTTAATAAAACTAGATTGTCTTTGGAATCACTACCGCCTATACTTTTAGGAATAATATGATGATTTTCATAATAAATCCCTTGATGTTTCTTTCTATCTTCTAATTGAGCATTAGATATAAGGGATTCATATACTTTAGAATAATTCATTTTTTCGGATATTTCTTTATCTATATATCCGAAATTTTTTTGTGCTGCCTGAACAGCTTGGGAACCAGGGGAAAGATCCCTTCTGGTGATAACTACTAATTTAGGGTGTACCTATTTCATAACGCTTAAATTTAGTTAATAATAATTAATAAGTGTATAGACATATTATATATGACGAATACCGTTCCGAGTTTTAAAAGGTGACAAAATGTCATCTATTCACTCCATATGTCGACTTCTTCGTCGTAATCTTCTTCGTTCTCCTCTTCATAAGGATCCTCTATACTAAAATAGTCCTTCCAGGGTTCATCATCCAACCAGTCCTCAACAGCATCATTTCCATTGATTCCCGAAGGGGATGAAAAGAATATTTCCCAATAATCAGGATTATCTGGCAAAACCTGCTCTCTATATAGATGAACTTCCACATCGTCATCGCTTTCAATATCAGGAAGAACCCATCTTCGGATATTAATCACAGCCTCATCCTCATGTTCGGGACCAAATTCAGCAGGAACTAATCCATATTTTTTTGCTAAGCGATCCAGCTTATTAATTATCTGAATCCCCTTATTACCAATGCCCATAGCCTCTTTAGGACCTATACCCCTTTCAAAGTCTACCGCCTCATTTACAGTTCTTGCTCTCATATCAATTCAGTAATATATCTTGCATAAGGAAATCCTTCAGGATCTACTAGAAAAGTACGATCATCTTCTTCAAGAACATTTGCAACAAAGGGAATTTCCCTGTATTTAAAATCTTCTGGCCAATCATCTAAAAGACCTATCATATTTCCTGAATTCATATAGCCTTTAAAAGAAAGAACTGGCAATAGAGAAATTTCATCTTCGATCGCCGGAGTTACTTCTGTTTGAGGAATTTGTTTTGGATCAAATTCCTTTTTAGCCCATTCATAATTATTGGATTCAATATATCGGCGTATTCCCATATGGAGATCTTCATATTCTCCAGGAAATTCAACCACATATCCATCTCTCCATTGACCTAATGATAATGTCTCTTTAGGATCCCTTCCTCTTTGAAAGCCTATAGATTCATATACTTTTTTAGCCTTCATCTTCTTCATCCATCATTTGGAAAAACATCTCTATATCCCCCTGAATAAATTCCATCTGAAATTCAAGAGGTGTATGTTTTAATACATCCATCATAGTCTCTGCTACATCATATGGTTTTTCATACTTAAATCCATCATAAAAGGACTCCCAGAATCTGATTTCAAGATCCTGAATATCCTCATCCGGATATTTCTGTTGAAGCTTAATCCTTACATAGTCCTTATAATCATTTATTCCAAGTCCCATCGATTTTTTCGGATCTTGACCTCTTTCGAAATTTTGAGCTTCATTAACTCCAAAGACCTTATTAAGCTTCTGAGCAAATAGATCTTTAATCTCTGGCGAATTTAGAAATTCGACCATCTCATTTTTAAGTAATCCAGAAAAATCTCCAGATCCATACCACATTCCATACCATCTAGGTCGAAGGCCCTTTATTCTACAGCTTATCTTTGCAGTTCCTGAATCCGATGATCCAGAAGAAAATTCTATATCTTGGGGAGGATATTTATATCGACCGGATCCTATTTTCAATGACTTCTTAGGTTCCTGATCTCTTTCAAAAGAGATATTTTCATTAACTCTTTTAGCTCTCATATCGATAATTTATTTCTTTAGCTCTTCTGCTTACATATATTTGAACTAGTATAATTAGGTATTCCCAAATATAATTAGCAAAACCTTCGAAAAACTCTCCATCTCTTAAAATAGAAATTCGTTCATCAAAAGATAGAGATTCCCAATAAGCTTTTCCCTGTTTAAAATTTATGTCCATAAAAAAGAGATATATTTTTATATATATCTCTTTAAAAAGTGCCCTCGGTGGGATTCGAGCCCACACTCATGAAATGCAATAGTTTTTGAAACTATCCTGTCTACCTATTCCAGCACAAGGGCATTACAATAAATTTAATTCTTTCATTTGTTTCTTCTGTATAATTTCAATTTTAATATTATTTTGTTCTAAAACTTTTTTCATTTTATCTCTATCTTTTTCTCTCCAGTAACCTTTAATTTCATAATATTTATCTTCAGCGGGAATATAAAAATCCGGGGTATAAACCCTTTTAACACCTTTATCATCAATCCAATAAAAGGAATATTCTAATTTCCCATTTCCAGGTTTAAACCATTCTATATCATTTGAGTCTAAATATTCTGCAAATTTAACTTCCCAAGTTCCTTGAAGATTAACAATATTTCCATCCTTTTTCTTATAAGGAATCCATTTACATAATCCTCCCGAATATGAAATAGCTTGTTTTAAACTTAATTTTTCCTTATATTCTTTAGAGTGTTTTTTTCCAGTAAATCCGGGTTGGGTTATGCCAGATTTAATATTATTTTTAAATGACTCCGAATATTTTAAAACTCTTTCATCTGTATCTTTTGTAAGACCTTTGTTCCAATTTCGTTTCCCCTTTAATCTATCAATTGAAGGGTTTCCCTTTCTATAAATTAAACAATGAGAATAATGAGCATTTAAGGAATTTGGCTTGTTAAAAGATTTCCCGCATTCACAAGTATACATTTTTACTTTATATATCTCGCAAACGGCCTAAACTATTGCAATTATCAGATCTCTCTTTGTATATACTTCGAATAATCCTTTATAATCCTTTTATATTCGGGATTACTAAATAATTCGGAGGATATTATATAATCTGCTGTGCTTCGATTACAAGCTGTTGGAATATTATAAAGAACGGAAAGTCTTAGCAGAGCTTTAATATCCGGATCATGGGGCTGTGCCGCCATAGGATCCCAGAAGAAGACAAGAATATCAATTTTATCATTAGCTATTCGAGCTCCAAGTTCCTGATCCCCTCCGAGAGGTCCGGATTTCAGTCTCTTGACATTAACAAGAGGGACCTCTTTTTGGGTAAGAGTATTTATTACTAATTTTCCTGTCGTTCCTGTACATATAAGTTCGTGAGCCGAAAGAACTTCAGCATTATGACCAACCCATTGCATTAGGTCTTCTTTTCGATTGTCGTGTGCAACTAGTGCTATTCTCATTTTTATATTATTTATTTCATAAAAAAGTTAGGGCCCCGCGCAGAGCCCTAACATTTAATTTCCGTTAGAAGTTGCAAACCTTCTATTTAGAGACCTGGCAGCATTTCGGCGGTCTGCTATAGTTTTTGTAGCGAAAACTATATGCGAAAACTGCTATTTACCATCATAGCTGAGTCCCCTTCCGTGGAGGAATACGGTACACCAGATTTTTAAGGAAAAACTGGAAGCGTCAAAACCTTAGCCTTTGTTGATCGGGAAAGACCGAAAACCCGTGCTTTATTCTGTTTTTTGAATCTCTGATTTTTCTTTAGGACCTTTAACTAGCATAACAATTAGAGCTATAATAGCAAAAAGATCCAAAAGAACAGCAGGACCAATATTATCGATGTTGCCTCCGGCCATACCAGCGCCCATCCCGATTAAAATACCTGCTAAGAAAGCAATTCCTACAGGGAGAAGCGACCACCATTTCCAGCCTTTTCTCCATACAAAGATCGTCAAAATAATTTCAATAAGAAGCATTTTTTCTCTTTCTAAGTTATTACTCAAGTTGCACTGTTTAGGGGATCGAACCCCATTAGCCCTAATTGCTAACAGTATAAAAGGTTGAGATTACGCCTTTTGTACCAGCACCTTTGAAGCATTATCCGTAGGTTGCTACGCCCTTGGTTCTCTTCTTATCCACCCCCACTGAGGGAGTCTGCCAGCATCGCTGCCTTGTTTATAGTGTAGGCTGTACCACTATCGCCAGCGAGATACTCGATGTTCTTCTCTTCCCCGAGCTTGCGGCCCGTTAAGTCCCGCTAAGGACCTAGGCGTTGAGTTCCATCAAATCCATCCACCTTGCGAGCTTCAGGATCCTCCGTTCCCCGAAGGGCAGAGGTTTAAGCGATTTTCTCTCACTGACTGGCCAAGTCTTTGCGTTTACATGAATTATTTATATAGATGACGGAGTGACCCGCCGACCCATTGCTCCAAAAGGCAATTGCTCTACACTGAGCTAATCTAAAATTATGTTCCTCTGAGTCGGCGCTTGGCCAAAGCTACATCTTCTTTTGAAAGACATAATACTCAACCGACTCTGCGTTTCGGGTTTTGGTGGTCCCTACTGTGCCATGTTTCGCGATACCGGGTTTTACCCCTTAACCACTAACATTAGAAATTAGCCTTTACCCTCCAAAGGGCTCTGACAGATTTCTTACACCTTAACCTTCATCGTTCGCGATGTTTGACACGTTCTGGGACGGGAGTCAGCCTATTTTGGTGAGCCTATGTTACCATAGGTATGCCTCACCATATCCTTGCCAAAGGACCCAAATTCGCTCCGAAGAGCTACTCATCACTTACCAACTGCCTCCCTTGCGGAAGGGGGACCCAGGCGATCCCTAGTCGGTGCTTGCGTAAGTTGACCATTGCTGGCGAGCAGGCTGAGGACCTACCCCTTTTGACCCTTGCGGATCATTATCTCTTCACGTTGAGTATGGGCGAACCAACTCTCATTGTGATAGCTATTCACGCATAGCTAATTTTTTCAATATTTTAAAGAACGTTTTCCTTGTTGAAAGGAATGCTAATATAATACAAATTTTTCTATTCCTACGATGTTTTCCGTTAAAAATTCGTTAAGAATCTATCTCCGGTTTTTCCTTTAATTCTATCAGCAATTGAGGAAATAGAGACTGATAATCCATTCCGGCCTCTTCCATATCTAAATCTCCTTCTTCAAAGACCCAGTAGACTTTCGAGGGATGACCCTCTAATGTCTTAAAGAGATCCATAATCTTTTTTGCAGAAGCTGTATTAAAATATTCGAAATGAACTTCAACTTCTAAAAGCGAATCAGTCTCTTCGAAATATCTCTCTATGCCTTCAAAAACCTCTTTATAGAATTCTTCTGGATTCTCGGCAATAGATCTTCCGGTTATTATCAATATTCCTTTATCAGCATCTAAAAGAACTTCTGGTGTTTTAGGGGTAGCCCCTATTTTAATCCTTTCCATAATAGATATCTTTTATTATATTTATTATGGAAATAATCCTACATGGTTTTACATTATATCCATAAAGTAATCCATGTCATATCCATATTCAAAAAGGACATCATCTGGCATTTCTCCTTCTTTTACCAGCTCCTTCATTTCCTGAACAACCTGATCTGCCTCTTCAAGAGTCATATCCTCTTTGTTCATAATACAGACATGTAATTCTGTTGCTTTCATTCGATTATACCCTTTAAGTTTATAGTGTTACTTGGGCTTCCCCAGTATTCAATACTCTTTACTCTTTGGAACCCCATTCTCTCAAAAAAAGATGCGAGATAGTGAGTTGCTAAAGATACATGAACCTCTGTTCCCGGAGGAAACTTATCAAAGAGGTCAAGGACCATTTTCTTGAAAACTCCCATTCCCCTATATTCTTTATAAGTAAGACTTCCAAGGAAAATGAGAATTCCATTTGGGTATTCGGGTTCTACTGAATAGTGATAATCAATAAATCCGAATTCTGTCGAAAAAGTGTTTTTCTCTATATCCATTTTTTTAAGTATGTAGTAGTCCGTAGGGGAATCGAACCCCTGTTACCAGGATGAAAACCTGACGTCCTAACCCCTAGACGAACGGACCAAAATAAAGATCGGTAAAAGAGGGTCTGCTTACTCGGAAACCTTTTCAGACAATTTATTTAACATCTCGTAAACCCAATCTTTGTACCCGGAGAGAGACTCGAACTCTCACGCCCTAGGGGCAACGGAGCTTAAATCCGTCGTGACTACCAATTCCACCATCCGGGCAAATTCAAAGAACTAATATTGTGGACCCATCGGGATTCGAACCCGAGTAACGAGACTGGACCCGTTTGCGGTTTCCCCTCTCCCGCTAAAGAGAGCTTTCACCATGTTGGTTAGCGGCGCCTTTGCTAACGAAACCCCATCCGAGAGGATGAGCCCAATGTTTTAAAGAACCTATTTCCAAATATCATTGAATTTATCAAAGTCTATATCCTCTATTGTATATTTTTCATTAAATAGCGGTATCTCATCTAGATTCAAAAATGCCAATTTTTTATATAAGGGTTTTTCCAAAATTCTAATTCTAATCCCTGGATGAAAATCTAACACTAGAAACATTTTTCTTAAATCCCTATCTCTTAGCCATCCCTTTACCTCCAAATATTCATCATATTCAATTAAATAAAAGTCTGGGGTATATCTCCTTCTTCCGTATGAAATTATTTTTCTATCCCATTTAATCCCCTGTCTATTCAGCCATTCAGCAACTTTTAATTCCCATAATCCCTGTACCTTTATATCTCTAGTTCCATTGCTAATAGTATACCATTCGATGTGAGGATTTTTCTCAAGATATTCTTTTCTAACTTCTGAGAAATGATTCTTGGTTTCATCCGAATGGGATTTACCTTTGAATCCATGAATAGTTTTGCCGGTTTCTAAATTTCTTTTAAAAGAATTCCCGGCTTTTTTTGAAATCATCCTTTTTTTCTCCTCTGAAAAATTATCCCATCCAGCCATTTTTCCCTTCTTAATATGTTTATTACCCGGAATACCATTCCTATGGATTAAGCAATGCGAAAAATGGCCATTCAAGGATTGATAATTATCAAATTCCCTCCCACATTCACATCGGTATAAGTTGTTATCCATCTTATATTTAGAAGGAGAAGAATCCCCTATTTTTTCATACTCATCACAAAATCTAGCATGACTTCTCAAAGAACGCATAGTTAAAAATTCTCGACCGCAATTACATTTATACATTTCTTTTTAATTTATATATAATCATGCGTGTCTACCACTTTTACCACTTTTAAAAGTGCCCGTGGTGGGACTCGAACCCACAATGCCTAAGGCGCCGGATCCTAAATCCGGTGGATATGCCAATTCTCCTACACGGGCATTTATATTTCAGAATCTCCAGGAAGGAGACACCGTGGAACCAATCTCTACTGCAGAACCTGCAGCCGTTGATCTACCACTTGGGATCCAACTATCCCAAGACCTGTTTTGACTCTTAGTTGGAGAGCTTTATCAGGTCTTTCAGAATTTTAAAGAACTTTGTGGGGCCGGAGGGACTCGAACCCCCATGTCCGAAGAACTTGATTTACAGTCAAGCGAGCCAGCCAATTGCTCAACGACCCCTAAATATTTTTTCCACAATATGTCAAAGTTTGACTATGACAATTAGGGCATACCATTCTTAAATTTTCTAATCTATGATTATGGAGATCGCCATCAATATGATCTAGTTGCATATTTAATGGTTTTCCGTTCCAATCCTCTATATTACACTCTTCGCATCTATTTGACTTTATTCCCTCCTTTATTAATCTCTTCTTAAGTTTCAAAGTTTGATATGAAGGATAATTTCCTTCCAATATATCTTTTAGCGGAATTTTATCTGGGCCTCCTCGATGAATCTTTTTATCAGACCATTTAAGCCCCAGTCTTTTAGCTCGTCTCCATAATGAAACGGTCGTTATATTTAATTCAGCCGAAGCTTCATAAAGAGTAATGTCCCTTTTAAATATTTCAAAGATCTCTTTATCTGAAATCTTAATTCTTCCTTGTATCATATATTTTTATTCTATATATCAAAGTATGAATTAAAATCCTCGCCTATTACATTGTGCCGCTGGAAGTACTCGAAACTTCAAGCTGAGGTTTTACAGACCCGTCTTCTGCCCTGGATCGTCGGCATTTTATTCTGGCCAAACCGGATGATAATATGCAAAATCCTGTTTAGCAATTTCTTCAGATGAAGGCATGTGATCAAATATACATATTACTCCGCCCTCGCGATTCATTATTTCTTCCTTTTCTTCTTCCGTATATGCTTCGTATATTGCTGAATATTTCGGCTTATATAACCAAAATTTTATGTTTGCGCTTTCAGTCATTGTAGTAATATTAGATTGCAAATATAAATAAATAATTTGACAAATAAAAATATTTTATGCTTTTTTTCCGCCGATTATGGTTTTTTCGGATATAAAATCTCGTAATTGAATAGCTTCTTCTTTAGATAATATTATCATTTTGCTTTATTTTTGTGCCGCCGGAAGGATTCGAACCTTCACGCTGAGGTTTTACAGACCTGTCGTCTCCCTGGATCGTCGGCAATAATTGATATTGCATAATTTCATAATACGTTTCAGACGGGCCAACCTCATAAACATCATTCAGTTCAAAAACCCTTAAACTCATTAGGCCTTCCGGATTACCTATTAATATTCTATCTCCTATTTCCATCTCTCAAATATAACTAATATTTTCCAGATAAAAAACTTTTTAACAACATTTAACGGAAAAAATTCCAGTAATATAATGAATGCGGATAATTATTTCCATTTTGTCGGGGTAGCCGGGCTCGAACCGACGACCTTATGGTCCCAAACCATACGCGCTACCAACTGTGCTATACCCCGAATTGGATCTATTGCTCCTTTTTAATTAAGCTACACTATCTTTGTTCAGAGTACTAGGATAATGTTTCGGTTCTACCGTTCCTATTCCAAGCTAATTCGAAGCAGGAAGTCGACCGCCAATGATTTCTCATTACTAAGCTCCAAATGGCCATGTGGGCTTAATCTCCCTTGAGCTCGTTACTTCCTTTTTAGATCCAAAATCTCAAAAAACGTAAGAGAGTTGCTATGGTGCTGGGGGATTTGTTTTCACCTTTTTTCTCTAGGCCCAACACCTGCAGGATAGCAAAACCTGCCTCTCTTTGTCACCGGTACGGGGGTCGAACCCGTGTTTCCACCTTGAAAGGGTGACGTCCTAAGACTACGCAACCAACTAGACGAACCGGCGATAATTATAAGTTATACCTCCCTAACTAGGGGTACCGACAATGCTTGGTAGCATCCGGCACCGAGGATTCGAACCTCTACTTTTCACTGTTATAATTGTGCCTCTACTGGGACTCGAACCCAGACCTCCTATGGAGCGTGGCCCTCAACCACGTGTGTATGCCAATTCCACCATAGAGGCAATTTGTCGGGGTGGCCGGGCTCGAACCGACGACCTCCTGGTCCCAAACCAGGCGCGCTACCAACTGCGCCACACCCCGAAGTGGAGAGGCAGCGACGTCCTCTCCGTGGACTTTAGAACTTTCGTTCAAGGTTTTTTGAATCCCGCCAGGCTGTCATTTACCCTTAAACCCGGAGTCGCTTATCGTTGTCCTACTAGGGGTCGAACCTAGACTTTCCTGATCCAGAGTCAGGCGTGTTGCCAATTACACTATAGGACAATAACAGTTGAGAAAAATGGAATTGAGTATTTTTTCACCAAACGAAGTA